GACGACGTTGTTCGAGGTCGGGTCCTTCTTGCTCTTCTCGATGTTGACCTCGACCACCTTGCTCTGATACCAGCCGCCCTGCACAATCTTGTTGCGCTTGACGTCAGCTGGCGTGATTGTCATCCGAAGCGATTCAGCCATTGTTCTCTACTCCTACACGTTGAAGATGTCGTCTTGTTGACCCGTTACCGTAGCCTTACGCTGGTTGTGCGACCTCCTTCTCTGCGAGCTTGATGCCGTGCTCCTCGATGGCCGCTTTGACCAGAGGATACAGACGGCGGCCCGTGATATCGAACACGCCCGGAACAGGAAGCGCAGTCTTGGTCATGGCCCGTCCGCCAGTCCAAACCAGTCGCTTCGAGTCCAGTGCTTCACCGTCACGTTCGAACGCCCAGATTTCGTCGAAGTATGACGGTGCGATGCTGGCGATCTTGTTCCCGTATGATGCCATGCTCGTGTATCGCTTGGTCTTGCCACCCTCGTCCATCATCTTCTGGATGGGGTGCGCGGTCACAATCATGTTGCACGGGAGAATCTTCGCCACGTCGAGAATCTGAGAGAGGCTCGTTGTCTCTCCGTTGTATTCGTCGAACCCCGGAATGGGGAGACCGCTCAAAGTCTTCTTGCCCTTGAAGTCGTCGAAGCCACCACGCACCCGAAGCTGATACGTTATAGCGGTGTTCGACATGTTCGTGAAGCTGTCGAGCACCACGGTGGCCCAGGGGCAGCGGTCCTGCAGGTTCTCGAACTCCTGACAGAACTCCAAGAAGTCGATGATGCCCTTCGCAGGGATAGCCTTCGGCCCGACGGTGACATACTGGATGTCGTCGTTGGGATAGAAGAGCTTGATTGGCTTCATCCGACCATCGAAGTCGTAGAACTTGATGGGCTTCGGGAAGCTCGCCGCAGCAACGGACTTGCCGTCGCCGGTCGAACCGATGAACAGCGCCATGATGCGCTGGCCAAGGTCGATGTCCTTAGTGCTTGGCATCAGCAACCTCGATTTCGATGCCCTTGCTCTGCATCTCCTCCGCCGCCATCGCGGCGAGCTTGCGATACTCCTCGCCGGTCGGGTCAGCCTTCTTGAACGCGATGAGTTCCGCCGTCGTGCAGACACCCGTGGACATGAGATACTTCAACACAGTCATTGTTCTTTCCCCCTATAGATTCCCGACCAACCCGAAACATGTCTGCCCTTCTTGACTGCGTCTTTCATGTTGTCGCTACGAGTTCCGATGAACAAGTGCTTCGGATTGTAGCAACCACGATTGTCACACTCATGACAAACATCCAACGGGCTGTCTAAATCAAACCCGAGCCACAGATGCGCTGCGAGGCGATGAGCCGATACGTCCTTACCGTAATAGCTCACCTTCTTGTATACACCTTTGGCAACCCCATCCCACACCCAGCACTCGCCATCGACGACTACGAGATGAGCCCTAAGCCTTTGCTCTGCCGGTCCGTTGACTCTACTCATATCGCCTCAACCAACGCTGGTATCGCCACTCTGACCAGGCCCAACGCGCGCGCTCTATAAGCCACGAGACGATTGGGATTCGGCTCATGTCAGTGGTCCTTCTTCTTGTCCGGGTTGAACAACTCGTCGTCACCCATGAGTTCCTCAAGCGACATTTCTGCGAGCTTGCTCAACTCGACAGGCTTGCTGCTTGCCTTCGGGAGCTTACTCTTGTAGACCTTCACACAGTCCACGCAGTGCGGTCGCTTGACGTAGCGGTCCCGACGCATCGCTGGCACCTTGCAAATCTCGCCACAACGCCAGCAAATAGTGTCTCTACCAACGGCGTCCTCTGCTTTGATGTAATGACCACACGAGTTGAGCGGGTGCATACACTTGTAGACCCAATACTCCTTGTTCTGGCCTATGTCTGCAAGGATATAGCGGTGCGGCTTGTCTGTCCGCTTGTGCTCGCCAATCAACTCGATACCCATGCCAATCTTCCTGACTCTAGTCATCACGCCTCCTTCGACTCCAGTTACTCGTCCCTAGTGTGCGGAGACCAGGGCTTGCCTTCCTTGAACAACATCGACAGCTTGTGCTCCCGGACCTCGGGAATCGAAGCACACACAGGCTGAAAGATGCAGCCGCCATACTTGTCACAGCTCGTGTAGTTCATCGGGAAGTATCCCTGATCCATCCACGAGATGAGCAGATGCGAATAGTAGATGGCGTCCTTCTTCCACTGTTCAAGGTGCGCCTTCTGATACGGCATCCGATACCGATTGAACCTTTCCTTGGGGGCCAAAGTCTTCTGGAACCCAATCTTGTTCACGACGACGTGCGGGACGTTCATTGCCCACGAGTAGCCCATGAACTGAGTCGAGAGCAGGAATGGCTGCTTCCTCATCCTGCTGGTCTTGTGGTCCACGATAGCTACGCCACCCGGCGTGTTAGCCACCATGTCGATGATGCCCTCGTAGATGACCCGAATCTGTTTCTCCTCGGATTCATATAGCACCTTGCTGAAGACCTGTTCGACCTCAATCGGCGACCAACCATCCTGTTGATAGTAGAGCGCGTAGGCCCGATACTGCTGGATGTTCTCAGCAACATCACCCTGAGAGAGGTCCATGTCCGACGCCGCCTTCAGCCCGACCTGCACTGCTTCGCCGACGATGGCCGAATACTCGGGCTTTCGACCCAGCTTGATTTGCTCGTAGTGATACTTCAGCATCCGGTGCATGAGGTCGCCCTTCTCTAGGGCTTCAGCCTTGTGCTCCGGTTGCTTGTGCCGAACGAAACGCAGATAAGCCTTGTATCCACAGGCCATCACGTCGTTGAGCACTTGGCTGTCAATCGCTATCGTTCTCACCCTCTATTATCTCCTCTACTATTTCCGATACCAAGTTCGCCAACGCGTGCGCCGCTTCGTCAGCCGGACCATCATGACCGATGTATCCAGCACGGTGCAGGAAGTAGTCGTTCAGTGCGAGTATCTCCTCGCTAGTGAAGACCAAGCTGTGCTCCATCTTACTTCGAGAACAGACCGGACAGTGAAATCTTCGGATTGAACCCGGTCGCAGTCGCCTCCCTGAATAGTTCGTTGTTGATGATAATCTGTGCCTGGAGAGTGCCGATGCCAGTCACGTTTACTGAGAGCACCAAGAACAAATTGTCCCTGAATGTCTTGGTCGATGCGAACCACGGCAGAGTCGAGGTAAGCAAAGTCGTGCCTTCCTGCGTCGAACCCCACTGGATAACAGTGCCGCTGACCGCACCGTCATACGTCACGTCGCCCAACACACGGAACTCGATGGTGTTGGCTTTCGGTGGCTCTGGAATCGGCGTCGGCTGAGGCGTGGGTGCCTCGCACTCCAGCATCTGTCTCCTCCGGTCCTCGGTGCTATCGGGGACCGCTCCACAATCGAACTTGTCCCCACAAGCACACGCTGCCAGAGGTAAGAGGCTCGCGAGAAAGGTTCTACGTTCCATGTTGTCTCCTAGTCCCAATTATCAATATCATCAATCGAGCCGGAGTCCATCTTCGGCTTGTTCTCGTTCTCGGCTACGCAAGCTACGCAGACATCGACGCCTCGACTTACTTCCTTGCCACATATCATACAGGCCGCCATGCCACGACGGGGCTTGCTTTGATACGTCCGGCTAATGTTCGCGTTCTGAACTTTCGCAGCCCAGACCGGGTCTATCTGTTGACGAATCTGTTGCTCGTCCCATCCGAGGATTGGCGCTGCCTTACGCACCCACCATTCCCTTGAGAGCTTCTTGACGAACTCCCATCGGCCAGCGCAGACGTTGGCGTGGATAGTCGAGCCACGCAGTGAAGGGGTGACGAACATTCTCATGCCCTCGGCACACCCTTCACTGCACTTGTTACTGTATCGAACTCCGATTTCACAGTCGAAGTCGGCGCACTCCAACTCAATGTGGTGCACCGTCCCCGCCTGAGGAGTCTCGATTGCTCTGTGAATCACAGCCCTCGCTCCGCAGCCCAACCCGAGAGATGGGTCAGGTGTTTGATTTCCCACCGGACATCGTTCCAGAATATCGCTGGCTCGCTCGTAGGGTTCATCCAGTGGCGATTGTATTCCTCGTTGACGAGTAGACGCGCCTTGAGAAGGCCGTGCTTGTGAACGAGATGCGCGATTGTGTCGCGCACCTTCTGCTCACGCTGAGTGTAGACGATCTGAAACGGTCCGAGTCGAATCACCGGATGTCCTTCGGGTCAATCACCAACCGACCGTTCTGGTCGACGAGCAACTTGAGTGCGGTGTCCCGAACCAGCTTCATCATGGTCTGGAGGTCATGGAAGATGAGCTCAACGCGCTGTTCCAGCCGAGTCATCCGCTCGTGGGATACCCGCTTGAACACCACCATCTCAGGCGAGAGGATGGGTTCGTTGTAGGCTTCCAGCACCGCGTCGACCCGCTCCCGTCCGAACGGCAGCTTCAGCTGTGGCTTTGGATTGATGACCGTGTTCTTCGGGAGGCGCGAACCGTTGCGCTGGGCCTTGAACGCATTGACGGAGCCTGCATCGTAGTGGAAATGCATCTTCGACTTGCCCTTGCCGAACGGCACCCGCTCGATGAGGCCCGCGTTGCCATACTTGCGGACCGAGCTGAGGTGAACTCCAAGCCTTTCGGCAACCTCTCCTGCTGTCAGTTTCTTTTTCACGACTCCGACTCCTTTTGGTTAAAGTGGGGAGTGTCAGCGACTCCCCGTCAAGGGTGTTCTATCCACGGTGAGAAGCGGTTCATAGGCCGAAGCCTCCCCACTTTCCCATCCGCACCCTCTATCCCGAAGCGTCCTCCGGGCTTGGCTCGTCGGGGCAATCCAACCACTCGGCAGGCTCGTGATACTCACGAAGCTCAGCGAGGTGAATCTCGACCCGGACTTCAAGGTCTTCCGTGGGACCGACCATTATCTCGGTCTGCTTCCCACAGATGGGGCAGAGAATGTCATAGAACGTCATGTTCATGCCATTCTCTGCCATGATGGCGGTCAGCTTCTCGTTGAGCGTGACACCCTTTATCACCTTCGACTCCTACTGCTTACGATTGTTGCCTGCCCAGTGGAATCTGCCTTTACGCTGGGCATCTTGCTTATTCTCTAGGTCTGTTGCCTCGAACAAGTGCTCAGCCTCAATACATGCCCGATTGTCGCATGTGTGGCAAGCACAATGATTTGGCTTCAGAGGTCTACCAAGTTTGTGTTCAAGGATAAGGCGACCCAAACGCCATGTTCTGGTCGTTCCGTTTAGACTTATCCTGACTTCTGGATATCCACTCCGCGTCGTGGCATTTAGCCAAATGAGACAACCACTTTCTCGCCTCTGGGACGACTTAATCCAAATTGGAATCCACTCAGCGAGTGTCTTTGGATTAGGAGCCATTATTTATAGTTCCATCGCTTGTTGCCAGCCTTCCAAAT